TGCGTAAGTCTAAGTCGTGTTTGCGACTACCTCTAAGGAATGAGTTTACTCTACCCATAGACCAAGCCGCCATAGGAACTCTAGGTTTCGGCAATTTCTTCACCTTCTATTGTTGGAGTTGAGAATTGACCAATAGGTGCTGCTTTGGCATCTATCTCACTATCAATGGTATTAATCTTTTCATCATCATCTACTACGGCTCTAGCAATCTGTTTATCTACTTCTTTAGCAAAGGTATCAGATGGAACACCACTAGCTTTAGCTGCTTGTAGGAATTGTAGATCAGATGCATAATCTCTAAGGTTGAAACTATCAGGATAGATGATCTCACCATCAAATGTAGTATTTTGCCATTCAGCAAATAGTTTCCAGATTTGTTCTTCAGCATTTTGTAAGTAATCAGCTTTCTCACTTAGTCTAGCATTTAATAATTGAAACTCTGTCTGTAAGGCAATACCAGATTGCACTCTGTCCTGAGTGGCTCTTACTGCTCCCATGTGTGTAATCCTATTAATAGCTTCTACCTTCATATTGATATTGCTCATAATGCCATCTAATGACTGGGAACTAGGTTGAATTAAATAAGGTTTTAAACTTGCATCTAAATCTTCAGGCATTTCAATAATAGATCCTGCACCTGCACTAGCTTCTACATTAGGTGTCTTTACAAGGCTAGGGTGATTAGATAATCTGATTAGCTGCTCTATCTCAGAATAATCATTGTAAATAGCTTTCTGTAGTTCTGCCACATCATTCAAATCAGATATGCCAACACCTCTACGCTGAGATTTCTGGTTATATAAAATTACTGCAGGAACTTTACCTAACTGATTAGGCATTTCATCTATAAGCATTGGTTTAGCAGTAGCATATCCTTTGTTAAAATCTTTTACTTTGTATGTGGAAATATCTTCTAAATTCCAAACTCTGATGGTTGCTACATCATCAAATAAATCTTCTAGTAATGTTAATTCTGTAAGAACATACTTTCCGTTCATACTTCGCTCATAATTCCAATTTAAGACGTTCTCAGGGGTGTAGATACTCATGTATGGTCTGATGTCTAACTGGATCTCCTCTGCTCTAGTTTGAGTTTGTACGGCAGGTTTATCTATAATACCCCAACAAGTACCATAGATAGATGCGTTCACTTGCATCTCTCTAATTACATTGTCAAATGATCTACCATCTAAATCTGCATCATTAATAAAACTGTCTAGCTGCGGATCACCTGCTAATGATCCATAATCTCTTGTAGGTGCAACTCTAAATAAAAATGAGGAATAAATCTGTACTACATTCTTACAATGATTATCAATAGGGGTATTCTCTGCTCGTTTTAAATACTCCTCATCAGTTTCTAGAATGTATCTATTTAACTGATAGCCATCTTGATAGTCTTGTCCGCCCAAATATGACATTAAATGAAAATGCCAATCCTTGAATTTTTCTTCGTAGTGTTTGTGTCTAGATGTTAAAAAATCTCTACTATATATTGCCATTAACTCCACCTCTTGGGTTTACTAGGTGTAAAATCTCGTCTTACTGGGTATAAATATTCCACTAAATATCCTAATGCATCATTCATGTGATCGTAATTATTGTCCTTATCAGGTACAGTTGTGCCTTCCTTATAAATTTGTCTTTCAATGCTTTTTAGCATAGTTTTGCATTTATTTGCAATAAATAAAGTTCTAGTGCCATTAGCGTTCTTCAATTTAGTATTTACTGAATTAATCCTATCTCTAATGAGTGGGTGATTATTTCTTACTCTTAAATTAAATCCTGCATTTTTTAGTATCGCTAAATCTGTGACACCACCTGCTGATGTCTTTCTTTGCTTTGAAGCAGGATCAGGATAAATATAGATATGTTTATCCTTAAACCTATTCTTGATTTCCTGAACCATCTCATCAGTATTGGAGGAATAGATCACAATTTCATCATAAATATATATACCATTTCCTTTTAATTCTGAAATAACTGCACTCATAGGATCAATATTAAAGTCCATACCTATGTGAACTTCTGGCGTTTGAGGAGTGTATTTATCCATGACATTTTCTTTCCTATCAAAGTTGTAATAAATCTGTCCTGCATAATTAACAAATGATGCCATATATTCTTGTTTAAATGTTCGTTCATCTAGATCGGATTTAGCTTGTTCTATTTCTTGTTTAGATACTTGACCACCCTCTAGTGTTGTATATTGAAATGATGCCCATTGGTCGTCATCTTTCTCTCTCGTAAATAGATTGTAAGACCAGTTTCCATATCCTCTTGGAGTTCCACAAAATAGAGCCGCACCCATTCTTCCCTTATCAGATAAGGTTGGTCTTAAAACTTCTGTATAGGCGTGTTCTTTAATATCCGCAAATTCATCCATGACAAGAAAGTCTAACCCAACACCTCTCAGGCTATTCTCGTTATCTGCACCCCTCAGGGATATCTCACTACCATTTTTTAAGATAATCTTGAGATCACTATGATTAATCTTACTTACCCATTTGTGTTTGACCATTCTATCTACTAGATCATTCCAAACAATGTCTTTAGCCATTCTGTAAGTAGGTGCTACATACCAAACTTTCTTTTTAGGGTATCTGGCGAATTTAGCTATTTCTTGAATACATAAAAAGGTCTTACCAAATCTTCTTCCAGTAATTAATACTCTAAATCTCTTGTCACATTCTAGGATTTGTTTTTGAGGCTTACTTAGCGGCACTAATCAACAGACCATGCTAAAGGTTGCTCATCATCTGCCATTTTACCGCCATCAGATTGACCTAAGACTTGTTTACCCAACCATATGAGGATTGCAGCTGATCCATTCTCTGCTGCTTTTAATTGGAGTTGCCTTAAACGGATTTTAACCATGCTTCTACCTTTTGTCGTAAATTCCGAATAACTCTTTTCAATAAGGTCTGCACTACATCCATAAAAATCTGCTATTTCTTTATTGTTGCATCCATATGATGCTAGTTTTTGAACTTCCTCCCCTTTAATATCATATACTTTTGGTCTTGCCATTTTTTACCTCTTTATGAGTAGAGTGTACTCTATTTTAATTTTACACCGCAACTAGGACAGGATTTCTCTGTCTTAATCTTGGCTACATCATCTTCTTTATCAAATGTAAAGAAATCTTCAAGTTCTTTGGTATCAAACCCTGTCATCTCTAAGTCCATATTAATATCTAGTAAGTCCGTAAATTCTTTATTGAGTAAGGAATAATCCCATTCACTATATTGATTAGTTTTATTATCAGCTATTCTATAGGCTTTAGCTTTCTCTGGGGATAGATCAGCAATCAACACTGGTATCTCTTTACACTCTAATATCTTTGCAGCTTCATATCTAGAATGACCTGCAATAATTACTCCTGCTCTATCTACTACGATAGGTTGCTGCCATCCATAGTTTCTGATGCTCTCAACTATCTTATCAAGATTAAGTTTTTTTCTAGGGTTTCTTGAATAGGGTTTTATATCTGAAATTGATTTTTGTAGAATGTTCATTAATGATAAGTGACTTCTGGTTGCAATTTAAAACCCATCATGTCCATGACATACTGTAAACTTTGTTCTGCATCTTCTTTACTTTCAAAGACACCATAATTTACAAAAGCTGAAAATGTACCATCTTTATTATCTACGATAATATAATTCTGAGGATTTTGCATAGCTAATTTACTCATTTAACAATTCAAAGATAACAATTTATTCTTATATTCCAACCATGAATGTTTACCATATTACTAATAAATCTATCCGTTTTTTTCTTAACCTTTTCAAGTTTGATCATGCTCCTAAAGGCATTGACCAATTTGTAGAAGTAGAATTTAGAGAACAAGATCGTCAATGGGCTAAAATCCATTTCATGAATAAATAACCCATAACCCACCCCTACTAGGGATTGGGTTTTGGGTTATTCTCAATATACTCATCTAGTTCTCTAATATAACCAACTGACCAAGACATAGGTTTCATTCCCTTGATACGCATATCTACATCACTTTTAAACTTCCATTCTTTCATCTCTTGATCTGATAGCTGCTTTTCAGGTTTAATCTCTAAGAAGATTTTTTTTGATATAAAGCGTTCTAATGCCTTATAAAATTCCCCTTTTTGATTTCTGTAAGTTAAGAACTTATCCCCTAAAGATTCTCTATCCTCAGCTTTTAACTTCTTCCACTGCTGATAGCTATCATACTTTGTTGACCTTCTATCATTCTCATCAAGAACATATTTTCGCCAGAAAATATCAAAGTCTTGCGTGTATATATTTGGTTTATTATTAGTAGTTAGTGGTTTGTAGTTAGTGGTTAGTGGTTGGCATCCCTCAAGCATATGCTCAGGGGTATGCTCGGATGATGCGTTAGCATTAGGTGTTGTATCCCCTTTTGGTGTACCAAATGACTTTGGTGGAACACCCCATCTGGCAGTAGCTGCTTTCTTTGATTTATCGTGTCTATCTTTAGCTGCTTGGATCTCCTCAGAACATCTTTTATTCTTGATTTGACCATCCTCAATGCTGATCTTTCTTTTCTTAATTAGTTCATCTTTGACTTGATCTTGATCTTCACTAAATCCTCTGGTTGCTAAATCCCAACTAATAAGATCATCAAATAAAAGATTGTCATTGGTATAAATTAGATCCTGTATTCTTCTGTAAGCTAATTCTGCTTTATAGCTTAGGATCATGCACCCAGATAATTGGTCATCTGGGCAGTAGTTTATAAATATCATTTTAGGCATTAGTGCTACCTCCTGTATTATAGCAGCTTATACATTTATAGATTTGTTTGTAAGTATTCAAACAAATTGACATAAATCTGGTAGATGGTCTTTTGCAATTAGTGCAAATGACTATGACTTTTTCTCTGGCAGGGATAAATCCTCTATTACTGACCATTAAATCCCCCATATTTGCCGCCTTGCTTCTACCATCTTTGGGCTATTCCAGATAAAATCATCTACATTAGGTTGATAGATATATGCAAAGTCTTTAGGGGTGTTGCATAATTGCAACACTTTATCCATACCTTTGAGAATGTTTCTAATTTCTATTTCATGCTCATCAGTAAAGACTATTTCCTCAAAGTGATGCTTTGTAGGTGTGACTACAAATAAACTGCAGTGAACTGGTTTTTGATATTTTTCCTCTAAGGCTTTTTTATAGATTAACTGCTGCAACTTATCACTATGATTAATTGCCATTCTACCTTTGGTCTTGAGATCAAAAATAAACATTCCTTCCTCTCCCAAATCCCAGACGAAGTCCGAATATCCAATAAATGGTATTCCCTCTATCTCTACAGTTAATTCTTCCTGATAAGAGTGAAGCGGTTGATTCCCAAATCTATTAAATAAGGCTCTGCAGTTCTCGTAATACTTTGGGATTAATTTTAGATATTTAGCTACTTGATCTTGATCGTGATAGTCCGCTAGTTCTCTTTGAAAGTCTTTAAGAGCGTATTGCGTGTTTTGTTCACTATCATTACCTTCTAATAGATCCTTTAATAACTCCTCAACAATGATCCCTGTAAACATAGCAGGATTTGTGCCTGTGTTTATCTTAAAGATTTTATTAATAATAAATTGTGTTGGATATGATCGGAATGAGTTTAATTTTGAATAACTCATTGGCAGTAAGTCAAACTTACTAAAGTTTTCTTTATTCATAGTTCCTCCTTAGAATAAATTAGTTTGTTGTTTGTTTTCTTCTTTAAATTCAAAATACAGTAATTGATGAACATCAGAAGTAAATTTATCTTTGACTGGTACAGAATATGAGAAGTTCTTAAACTCCTCTATTGGTAAAACCATTTCTTTACCATAAACCATAATTTTAATATCACAGTTCTTACGCTCACAATCATTAATGATCTTATCTCTTACTGGTGCAAATCCCTTGAATAGAGATTTAATTGGGTACTCTCTTATTTTTCGCATTTAGTTTCTCCTTGTAATGTTTGTATAGTTTGTCTGCGTACTTAATTGGATCTACTCCTAAATTATCCCAAAATATTCTTTCACCAAATTTAGTGTGAATAGAATGGTGGCAGGGGTAAAAACAAAGCGGCACTACTCTACTATCATCTCTAATCATAGCACCATATCTTCTTAACTGAACGTGATGTGCTTGGATAGTATCGCAAACTTTGTGTATGCCTTGTACCTGACATGAATAGCAAGGTAAGCTGCATATCCACATCAGGTATTTTTTATCCTTGATGATCTTTTTAGAATGAGATCGGATCATCTAGGTTTGGTGTTTCCTTTGGTGCTTCTGATTGCTCTTTATTATTCCAGTAATCACTAGGAGCAATCTTAATTGTTAAAGCGTTCATAGGGTTGCCGTTCTTGTCTTGTGTCTTTTTCCAAAGAGCAACCTCATAAGTTAAGTCACTATCTATTGGCTCATCAAATTTGATTTTACCATTAGCATACAAAGGCAAGTTATCACCTTCTGTTTTCTTGTCGTTAAAAAATAAAGTTATGTATGACATTTATAAACCTCCTTTAAAAGTTGTGTTGTCATTAGTCTTAGGCTTGGATGCCTTGTTGCCGTCATCATCAAAATCAGCTTCTAGGTTTAACATAGCTTGGATGTGATACCTGCGGTAATACGTTATCGCTGATCCAATTTGTTGAGGATTGTTTGATAAATTACCTAAGACTGATTCTGATTGAATGAATTGACCTGTTCCTGTGTGTACTAAATTCGTAGTCAAGAATTGTAGATCATTTTCAAAAGTGATTGTGTAATACAATGATAGATCATATTTGTTTAATGCTGCATCTGTAGCATTTTTAATATCAACTAATGTACTGTATTCATGCACTCCGTTTTGAGTTTTAAAAAAATTGTTTTTGCCGTTTTTCTGTAATGGCTTAAACTCTTTCTTTGCTGCTTCAAGTGCGACTAGCAGCTTGTCTGTTCTTACTTCCATATTAAGTTCCTTCCTAAAGTATGGAGTGTCCGCGACCTCGCAAACATTCCTTTACTAAATTGTCATAACTATACTCCATCTTGTCTATTAAGAAAAGAAAAGATGGTCGTATATACCAGTTATGAACTACCTTATAGCCTTCAACAATATTACTTGTATTGTCTTTAGCTAACTGTTCGCAGCTATATTTATCATCTAAATATCTTAATGCCACTTCGCTACCCTTATTTCCTCTTGGATCGTGAATTATCTTTGATGAGCATGAAGTTAGAAAAATTATAAGTAGTATAAGTAATGTCCTCATTTTTCACCTCCTGTTTTTTAATAAGTGGTATCTCAAATTTACCATCTCTCTCAAAGCACTTCTCTAGGATGTGCATAAAGGGTTTAGCTTCTGGTTTCATTTGGTATATCCTCCTGTTCGTCTACATAGCCTTGAGCAGTACACTCAGGGCATTGGTTTACATTACCATCCTCATCAATGAAATAGTGATTACCTTTGCAGATATCACAAACTGATTTTTCTATTTCTTGCATAGTTCCTCCTAACCAAACATTACCTTTATAGGGTTTTTGTTATTGTGATTGTAAAGTTTGACAATGCTTTTTTTATGCTCCTCGTAAGTAGATGCTTTGATCCATTTTTGAGGATGATTTTTGTAATTATCAAACAATCTTTTAATAGAAAAATTATCTACATTTTTATTCATGTATAATAATCCTCTGACAAAGTGTGCTTTGTTCCAGATTTTCCTTTCAAAAGATGAACTTTCCAGAGCAGATACAAGTCCTATAACTTTCTCATAGACAAGATCGCTGATTTCTAAATTACCATTTTTAAATTTATGGTAATTATTATTATGGTTTTCTTCTCCTTGAGATAAAAAGCTAGTGCTTTCTAGTGCAGTAGAATGATTTATCCCTAATTCAATAAGATCAAGATATTTTTTATAATGATCTTTGTTATGTGAATGAATAGAGAAGGCATAAGCTATATCAGCATTATTCCAATTCTTCTGAACTGAATTAATATCTCTAACTAATTCTACCAAGTTAATATTTTCTACATTCTTGACAAAATATCTAACTGCAATTTGTAGAGATTTACATCCTTCTAATCTATGCTGCCCATCAATGACGTTTCCATTTTGATCTACAACAATAGGATTGATAAGACCATATTTTTTTATGCTCTCTGTTATCTTATTAACTTTTGTAGGTTTGATTTTTGCATTACCATCAAAAAAGCTAAATGATTTGTAGTCTGTTGTGCTATATATTTTATTTTCCATAAAAGTTCCTCCTTTGGTTAATACTTAGCGTTCTTCGTTTGTTTGTAATGAAGCAATAATGCTTTTACCTTAATATAAAAAGGTGCATCATATCCCTCAGTTTCTTTTTCAATATCATCACATAACTCTATGGGTAGAGCCTTTGTAATGAACTGATCTCTCTTTGGCTTCTTGCCATAGATTAGTTCTAGTTTAGTTGTCATTAGATTTTGTCCTTTCTAAGAACTGTTTTATTTCTCTAGTGTAGTTGTTTTGCTCAAACACTCTTTGCATAAAACCTGCAAGAGCCTTTGAACTTGGATTAATAAATTCATTAACCCAATTTTCTGTTATGGTTTTAGGATCAGATAATCTATTAAAAAGTTTGTCTGCATCTTTTTTAAATACTGATCTTGATTTACCTGAGAATAACGCAACTGCTAAATAGCTGCGTTCATTCTCTTTAACAAAAACTGTTGTGTCTATCGTATCGCTAGGATTGATATAGCCGTAGTGAACTGTCCAAGTCATTATTCCCCCTTAACAAATATGTTAATTATTTCTCTGATTGCCCATAAGAAACCTGCAATCATAATTATGTGTGCGAATGTAGTTAGTGCTAAGTTAATCATTGTTTACCTCCTGAGAAGTGGGCTTATGCCCACTCCTTATCTATTTCTGTGTGTAGAACTCTAGTTCTTGGCTTACAGTGTGCGTAGTATCTAGTTATTTCTCTTAAATGATTTCTAACTAGAAATCTCTTTGCAGTTTTTTTGATAAGAGTACCTGCAACCCAATACTCATCATCTTTATCAGTTTGTAATACCCAAACTTTATCTCCGTTGTTCATTTTAGTTTCTCCTGTATTTTTTAACATGATTAGTTATACCACTTTTTTTTATAATTCGTCAACAACTAAATTATAAATAATTAATATACCTGTTGGCATTGTTTTTTGGTGATTTTAGTGTATCTAGGAAATATCTTATTTTTTAACAAGTAAGTTCCTCCTGTAGGGGTAATTGGGAAACTGATTACCCCTTTTTCAATTATAGAGTGGTATTTATGCTATTTAGATTAAAACCCTACTGTAAGGTCTTTAAAACGGATTTTTTAGGGGGTTTTTTAGGTACTTCCCACCTGATTTCCTTCGTGATGGTGGATTTGATAATAGAGTGACCTGATCCTGCACATTCATCACCCCACATAGAAGTTAATTTATAGGCTATTTCAGTTTCTCCTATTAATCTTCCTACGGCTCTCATGATGCTATGATCTGGATCTAGATCAGATAAAATTTCTTTATAGGTTTGCCATTCATTCGTGGATGAACTGTGATCATAAAATTCTAAATAGAGTATTGTTTCAGATTTAGGTTTCATTATAATTGTCTTAATTAATTATAGGAGACCAATATATGATTTAATCATTAGTTTGTGTATATATATTTAAAGGCGAGGTTTTAATCATCTCGCCTTTTTTATTTTCATTATTCTTAGTTTTGGTCTTTTAACCTTATACTTACCAAAAGTTAATTTCTTAAATGTTCTACCCTTGCTGCCAATGATTTTAGGTTTTATTAACGCTGATAGTGTGGTGGTAGTGGTAAACATTAGTGCATTAAGTTATGTCCACAATAGACAACCACTAACACAATAATTAACTTCCAAAGATTAGTCCAAGTCCAATACGGATCTGCCCAATCAAGGAGTGCTTCTATAGGTTTCCAAATAAGTTTTTTCATTTGCTTATACCTTTCTGTTTCTCATACGTTCTGAGTGTAGCCATGCCTAAAAGGCTCATGACCAATGGCATCAAAACACTCATATCAAGACTTGGCAAGTCTAAAGTTTCTACTTCAAACACTGCAAGAAAAAATACTATGAATTGTTTTAAAACAAATTCCCAAAAGATTGCTAAGGCACAAGACATTCCGATAAGTGGTCGCCAACTTCTTTGCATGATACCACCAATGCCTGTAGCAGTAGATTTAGCATCAGCAAGATTTATATCTGTCTGTGCTTTATTTAATGCGTTATCTAATTCTTTAAGTTTTATTTTTGCTTGTGCTTTTTCTTCTTCTGATGTGTGGAGTTCATCAACTATCTTTCCAACACTATCTACTAATCCACCACCTAATAATTTATTTAACATTATACTTCCCTCATTTGTTTAGCTAATCTTTTTGATCTATTGGGTAGTTGTTTTGCCCATAAACTATTAAGCATTTCACGACTAGCCTTTTTATAATCTTTCTCTTTAAGTGCTTGTTGAAAGTTTTGAAATTTCATTAATCTAGGCAGTCCTAAATTAAATGCCATATCAATAACAACTTCAAATGCTTCTTCAGGGATTGTATCAGCATCAATAAATTTTCTTGCATCATCTATGGCTTGATTAAGATCAGTGGTAAATATCTGATCTACTTCTATATCAGTTAATTCTTTCTCTATTAAATATTCTTCATCAGGCAATTTAATCAAATGACCGACACCTGTTGTCCAATTATCAAGTGTATCTTTGTAAGCGGTTTTTCTCATTCCTTCATTAGCGATAACTTGTTTTTTTAATCTTTCTATATTCATTTCTTTCTCACCTTCTTAACCTTTGGTAATAGTTCCGTCATTACCTTACTGAGATCCTGCTGCAATACATTTAGATATCCAATATGTAAATCTAAACTATTGCGGCTCGTGACCTCTGCTAATTCTTCATTCGTCATTGTTAGGCGTATTTGATTACCTACTTTGACGATCCTCATATATAGATATTTTTATCCCATGATCCATTCTTCTTCAAGACCATAGGTGTAATGGCAGGAATACCATCTGTAATTAAAGCACAACTTAATATGGGTTTTGCTACATTAACCTTCATATACGCCATACTTAAACTATCTTTATTTACTAGGCATCCTGTAGAGATACCCCAGTTTAAAGCAAAATCATTAGCTACAAATTTGACCTCTGATACTGTGTGAAAGTGTCCTTGAACGCAGCACATACTCGTTTCTTTGACCGCTTTGGCAATATCTTTGGAAAACTGATGAGCGAAGCAAATTGTATTCTTATCTGTTTTAATAATGTGTTTATCTTTCCATTCCCATTTCTTATTGACTTCTAAAATATCATTATAGGGTTTAATAAATCTCCTAGACATCTTACTGGCTATCGCTCTGCGTAATACTAAGCTGCCATGATTGCTTTCTAGTAATGTCATTTTAGGAAATATTTTTTCTAATCTTTTAATCCAAGACTTGGTGACTTCTAATTCATCAAAGGCACTAGGTAGATCAGGATCAACACCATGAAAGTTCTGAGAATGATAATCAGCTTCATCACCAATATGCACGACAGTATCAGGCTTATAATATTTATTTAGTTTTGTAAGAAAGTCTATGCAATCAGGGTGAGAATAAGGAAAGTGTGTATCACCAATGACTAATATTTTTTTATGAATGTTCATATTCTGTTGCGTCTATACAAGCAAAAAAATATTTGCGAATATTTTGTTCATCTAACATTAACTTTAGATAACTTCCATTCATTTTGCAATCCTCTACGGATTTGTGTTTTTCGTTTATAGAAATACATTCCCCTGCTATGCACATATATCCCAAAAGGAATATAGAAGGGATGTTAATCACCATTTAGATATTTTTCTATCCAGATGATTTTTTCTTTGATAACTGCAATATCCTGCTGCATATCAGTTATAGTATCTACTTTTCTTTCTACTGCTTCTAATCTTTCCGACCACATACCCCATGTCATAGCTAAAGAAACAATTATAACTAAGTAAGGTAATATGGTTTTTAGTTCTATTTTCATTACATTTGGTTTTCTGTTATTCCAGTAGTATTTAACTTTACTTGTGCTTGTTTGTCAAATGTTTCTGCTATCTCAATATCTTTAGCATATTTTTCTTTATACTCAGCTTTTGCTCTTTGCTTTCTTGCTACATCATCCATAGTCATACCAGATATTTCTCTGTGCAAGGCTTGATTTTTTTCTGCCCAATTATCTA